AGACTACCTCGCAGTAGTCCAAACAATCACTGCTACTCAAACTTGTGACTCCCTTGAAAGACGTGTGCATTGCTACACACAAAATTCCACTATTTACCGAATCCAGCAAATAGCTTGTAAACTTTCAAGGTCATCAAAAGTATGATTCGGCAAATGATCATGCGCCGCTAGACGCCACACTCGGCCACAGAGTGTAATTTTATTTTATTTCCTATTAAGCAATAGGTGGAGCGCTCTCAAAATACATAGGAGGTAGCCCCGTAAAGAAGTATGTTTGAAAATCTTCTCCGGCTGCGCAATGAGCATCAAAACATGTGTCATCGCCTAGTGCACCGAAGATTCTATAATCAAAACCTTCATTATAATCCAACGTGGTTGTTAAGTCCTCAGCTTTACCTGGGGAAAACCTGTATAGCGAATAATACGGTACTTCAAACTCTACATTTGGATTAATAAAGCCGGTTTGATACAAACTACCTTTCACACCAGACAATGGGCGGTCTGATGCTGGGTAAGCACCACTACGTGTAACAACATTAAGAGCAGAAGAAGCGTCGCTTGTGAAAGCGGCGCCTGCTGTAAATTGCTTTTGGTAACCAGAGTCACCAACTGGCACGCGTTGTATATACGTTACTGGTCCTCTATTTTCTTCTCTATATCCACGCATAAGAAGTTTCCACCTGATTGATCCTCTCCAACCAGAAAAAGCATACGTTACCCAATGCAATAATACTGTGTTACAATAATTATAAGGCTCAGGTGCACTTGTTGGAAATTTAGTTTGATTGACAGCACCAGCTACATTTCCTCTTAAATAAGGAAACATATTTCTTCTGCCAAAATGAACTGCATTACCAAATCCATTAGAAAATATTAAATTCTGATGTAAATTGTAACGTTTAAGCAAAGCTCTAAAACTAGAAATAGCTTCACCCGTATAAACTTTATTAACTAATGCATGGTTTGTATATCCTGGTCCAATTTCAGATGATGTAGATTGTTGAGGTGCAGATGGTTCCTGTGTGTTTTCACAATCAGGAGTATGCTCCACACCACTCTGTGGTTTGAATACGAAGTTTTGGAAATTATCAGTAGGTACAAATACCTCAAAATCATCTCCCATACTTACGTAAACATTAACTTCAACATCATTATTCACTGTCGAATTAGGTGTAGTCAACTCATTAACTACATAAACTCCAATTAAACCATTACCTGGTCCCTTGGAAACCAATGTAGTAGATCCATACATAGTCGTTACAGAACTCAATCCAGGATCTGTATGTGTTAATAATGTAGTTGGTTGACCATTACCTATTTCAATAGTAAAATCTTTCTTATCTGCAACATCAATAACTTCCAAATAATGAACATTGTATTCATCACCAGCAACTAAAAAGTTTGGATCATAAACAACTTTGATCCTTCCTTTGTGAAACGCTGACGAAACAATCTGAAACCTAAATTTCATTGTTCCAGTCCAATACTTAAACGGCATAGCCGCCATAGCACAAGCTGGAAAATGATAACCTGTAGGTGCCAATGAATCCTCAGCCCACACACAAGGATCAATACGACAATTCCACAACATTGTCTCCGGTGTTGTTCCAATGGTCCAGTTAAAAGTGGTTAAATAAGACTCTCTCTTAGCTATCTCGCTTATATTAAGAGGGTCTGCACCACCTAAACCTGAAATCCTTGGATCGATGGACAATTCTTGCTTATCATCGATTGTTAACTTTTGTGTCTGATCTGGTACTGTTGTTAATGCTAAACTTGAAATAGGCACTGGCTTATAAGGATCTGGATCCTTCGTAACCGGTGGCCTACAATATCCCAAAGCTTTAGCAATATCAGCAACCATACCAGCTCCTTCAGCTGTTGCCGTTGCAAATGGACCTATCATTGGTACGTTTGATAATACCGTAGCTGCTTTCTTAACCGCCGTAGCGGGTCCAGAAATAAAGCCCTGTGAATTAGCCATTTCAACTTCTTTACCAGACTGAGGAGTAATTGTATTCGCATTAACTCCTGTCAATACAGCCATAGATACATCTTCTAACCAAGCAAACACTGTTACAGTCACTTGATCAGTAGCACCATTGGCATGTTTCAAAGGATTAATTGATCGAATTGTTATCTCACCTAATTCACCCCATTCTGACGTTGGTACATTTAAATAATTTTTATAATGATAAAATGGCAACTTCATGTTTCCACCCGTCGATAAAGTCGGATCTAAAAATACATGTGGTTGTTGCGATGCCTGTACTATATCTTGCTGCACTAACGCACGATTTTGTGACAACGTATCCTTACTTGCAAATGGTAAATAACTAGCTAAAGCTCTACCATACAAGAAACCATTACCATTAATAACTATCTTAACATTCAATTTTGCACGAAGCAAATTAAAATTATTTACACGATTAACTACCCTCGCATTTTGCAAATACTCTTGCCAAGGGTTTAATGTTTCAAACAAAGATGTACCCGTTCCCCATTCATATTCGCCAATCTTAACTGGACGCGAAAGAAAATTTCCCAACGAAGCATCATCTGAATCCATCAATTTACGTGTTGGATCAATAGTTTCTTCTACCGCATACATATATGGGTCCATTTGATCACCAAAATCTACATTTTGATGATTTGAATCATTAGTAATTTTCATTATATTAGCATCGGCTGTAGTACCAGACTGTGGTTTAAAATCTGTCTCATTTGCTAATTCTCGCGCTATATCATTATACCGTAATAATGATATGTCCCTGTATAACTTTCGCATGTCAGCAGAGCTTATCACTCTGTCTCCGTGACGTGATCTGTCAAGATCACTCTGACTTTCCCGGTCCTCGTTTATAGTCTCCATTTCTAAAGAACGATAAACGTGGTCATTAATTCTGTTGTTCCTAATATATTTACTAGTGGATAAATATTTATTTACTCAACACCATTCCTATCCAATATGGGTGAGCTGTATATTTACGCAAAGTCCTCTCCACGTATATAAATGTATAAAGCCTCCAACAGTGTCTAAACATACAAATACACAAATTGGGGTAATCCAATTACACAAGTCAATTTTGCTGGCCTCAGATTTGAAACTGGCACTCGTTTATAGTCGGAGTTAGACTTCACCAATATATGTTTCTCGCCAGTTTAATACACGATCATTATATGTCTCGTCCAACATAGTACACATATGAGTTATGCCAGCCATAGCAGCGACTTCTCTCATTTGTTTCCTACGCATTTCATAAACATCTTCACCGTGATTAAACCACTCCCGTAAAGCACCATCTATATTGGTCGCACATGCTTCCTTTGGAGTTAAAGGCGCATTCTTAGGCCGCAAATAGCAATGTAAGGACTTCATTATACTCGAATCTAATAAAGCTCCTACATGCGCACCTAAATCGGCATGCCACACACTAAATCGTTTCAAAAACTCAAAATTTTCGGGTTTTAGATAAGCACTCAATTCACTATCCTTATCGGGCATAGTGTACTTTTGACCGTAACCTTCTAAAAATTCTGAGCACCCTTTAATATTAAACTTAGGATACTTTTCTGAAACGGATCCAATGTTGTCATCACCGTATGTCATGATCTTTGCTGCATCACGAAACTTTATGTCTGACGCATATTGTGTATAAAAATAAGCTCGCAAATTCAAACTACCACATATTCCATTCAATATCACTGTTAATGAATTGCCTGAAATATGAGTGCCTGACTGCAAACCCACTAAATCACCATTAAAGGCCACCAATGAATACACAATATCACCAGCCATAGCGCTCATAATGTCTCTATCCTCCTGATCATAACCCATAACTTCCGCCAAATCGATTAATATTCTCAATGATGCTATTAACAATTGTGAAGGTAATTTTTGGTCATACTTACTATAATCACCACCAAATAACCTTTCATCACCAAATGTCATAACATGATTATAAAAATCGTCCCATTCTGGACCATGGCAATTAATACCAACAGCACACTCAGACATTAATGGATTCATTTGAAGGAAACGAACGACTGGTAAATAATATTTTCTCACTAAAAACGTAAGAGCTATTGGATTACCATAAAATATTCTACACTTTCCCTTTGCAACAGGTAAAGCTTCATCCTTTTTACAAGCCTTAGCAATTGTATACGCACGTTGTCCACGCTTATAAAATCCTAAAACTCGTTCAATATCATCCATAATTTCCTGTGTAAACATCCTCTGTGGATAACCCTCCTTTGTTGGCTCTAAATCAATAACGTACCGTGACTTAGGTCCTTTCAATGGGTATCCAATGGATGTGTTGAAATTAATAGCGTCCACGAATCTACAACCTGGAATACCATTAACATTCTCCATATCCGTCAATGGCTTCACCTTCCACTTCAACGTATGCACCAACTCAATCAATGGTGCTTTGTAGTCCTTTATAGCTATGCTCAACAGTTTATGGGGAAATGGTTCACCTGGTTTACTAGCATTAGCCAAGGCCATCTGCCAGCCATACCATTCCGGTTTCATCTTAGGAGCACCCCAAATATTTTCCACACCTGTCACTTCCGTAACAATATGCGAAATTGGTGTACGCCTAACATCAGACCTGGATGTAACTGCTCCAGAACAAGAACCATAATACGAAAATTGCGATCCTTCAGGTAAGAAATTGATAGGACTCTTTTCATGCAAGCCATCCTGTGTGGTGACATTAACACCTAATACCTCTTGTGTAAAATGTTCTCCATCTCCGGTTTGCAATACACCATCAATACTTTTGATCTGTAAAATAGCATCCAGTAATTGTTTATGAGTTAAAGTACCCATGCAACCAACTGGTTGTCCATCTTTTCCACCTAAATGCAATCCTGTTATCATAGGTGTTCTGGTTTCTGAAAGTAATGTAGCTCCACATAATCCACCAAATGTGTTCATCGAGAGGTTATAATATGCTCCTCCGTCAAAATTACAAGTGCCATTGGATACTCGGCCAGCTTTACACATTCCATGTGCAGTAATCAATTCTCCAGTTCTCTGTCTCCATAACATCTTGAATGGATGTGAAACAATTTCACCAAGTGGAAAGAACTTAAGCAAATTACGGTAAGAACCTCCAGTACTTGAATAGCACAACCTAAAATCAGTGCCTTCAATATGTACTGAAGAATCCTTACAAATACGTGTTACAAAACTCCCTCCGACAGCTTCAGCATTAACCTTCCTACAAGTTAACCTTAAAGTGTCACTCTTTTTAAAATAATGATTGGGAATCAATAACATGTTCGATGTAATCATCAATACATTAGCCATAAGTATATCATCAGTATTTTCAGCTTCCACGGATGCGTACAATAAATTGTTCTCCACGGCATTTTGCAGTCTTTCAATAGTAGTACATTTACTGCTTTCTGATGCTGGCAATACTCTTTTAGTAACTTGTGACCAAACATTAACTTGTTCATCTCTTGCCTTAATATCTTCCATACTCCTTGGTTCCAGTGCACCATGTTCCTTAACAATGCCTCTCCACGACTTAAATACTTTCGCAATAGCATACATAGCCGCCATAGAAGCACATCCACAACACAATACCTTGGCATAACTGGCTCGTCTACTTCTCACAATCTCTACTAGGTTATCAGTTCTATGACATAATTCTGCCATCATCAATTTCCTAATAGCCATCTTTGACAAGTACTCACCAATTGTCAATCCTAAAACTGACAATAAAATACCATGTACTGGACTAACAAGTAGTGCAAATATACAAAATAAAACATAATACCATCTACATTTGTAAGTTACTTCATCAATATCCTTTCTGTAAACAAATTGTAAAAATGTTATAAATCTATCATTCTGTAGCCATTTCAACGGCAAGAAACAAATCCAATCCCATTTGTCCAAGAATTGATTTGTCCTCTTGTATAATTCCGCTGTAGGCATTTGCGCTAACGTTGCATTAAAACGCGCCTGTGTTCCATTCACTACTTCACGTACATGTTTCTTGGCTTGTCTAAAATGCTGCCATGCTTCAAATCCATATTGTTCTGATAGGTGGTCAGGACAAAAGTGTTTCAAATGACAACATCCAGGATGCTGACAACGCTGTAATGTCTGTTTGTCAGCCTTCCTATCCAACAAAGCCTGCTGATTTTTCCTATGTTCATGAAAGTACTCAATCGCACATTGTATCGCTTCAATAGCAGAAACATTTTCCATCACTTTACCTCTCCATGTGATTGGGAGATATCCAGCTGCCGTTCTTAATGCTGGTGGTCTAACTGCTTGTTCAATTGTAATTTCCCAAATATCATCTATTAAAGGTGGTTCGTACACTCCATCATGTGTATAATGTTCTCGTATTTTCGAACTATCCACACCACAAGGGACACCTTCCTTAAATCGTTGAAATTTTTCTTTACATTTGACAGTCATAACCAAGTCCATTCTGCGTTGAATAGAATATGGACACTGTGAATACGATCTTGCATCTAAATCCTTAACGTTAGTAGTTACAAGAACAATCTCTGGTTCGACCCAGCATTGTCCTTTACCTTCCAACTCTGCCTTATTTGCATAATACGTCTGGTTGTTACACATGTCAATAATCATTCGTGTCGGTGGTCTCTGCACAAATTCCGATTTCTCATTTGCCATATCATCTAAAATCGCTACTGTCTTAGTCGTTTTCCAACTAGACATGTATTGATCTCCTGCATTTATAGTCGCCCAAAACTCTCTGTCAGTACTGTGACCAACACTAGTTAAAAGGGACTCAATTAGTTGTTCTCCAAATGTAGTCTTACCTTGACTACTATCGCCAAATAATTCGACAGCGAATGGAGCTTTCCTAATTCCTGCAGCCATTTTCATGTTAGTATGTTCATTTTTAATTGTTTTCAATTTCAATATCTTATCACTAACTAACTTTTTATCAATACCGCTCAGTGACGGCAGCAAATGAGACAACTTTAGTAATAAGCGTTCTAGTTTATCCAAAAATTCTTGTTCAGGGATTCCTAAAAACTTTTACAAGTTGCCTTTATGTACATGAGTCCACATGTTAATTACGTCACTATATTCATGATCTTACTCCAACGCTGCAAAGTCATCCTTCA